TGTGGTCTTAATGGCCGTTCAGAGGCTCAAGGGACGTGTTAAGTTTTTTCCCTCATGGTTAGACCTAAAAGAAGAGATCGACGTCTGTAGGTACCTTAAAACGTCAATGGAGGCCAAAACAGAGTCAGGGGTAGAGTTTCTGAAAAAGTTATATCCCATGTTACCTTCTGAGGTGGACCGTTGGCAAGCGGAGGTAGATTTTCGTGCTGTGCAGATAAAAATCAGTGGTGACGATGTGATGATATACCCCGAAAAGGCACCGGCGCAATTTATGGCTAACAAGTATGCAGGGTATTTAGAAAGGCTTTTTCCCAAAAAGCAGATAACGCTGATTTCATCAAAAGGTGCAAAAGCAAAAAACCATTGACTAGGCTGCGAGCATGTGTAATATAGTTATTAGTTACCAGTTAAGGAGAAAAGTATGTCTAGGTGGATTGTAAAAACATCCGTTCCGTACAACAGGACAAACGAAGAGTACGAAGCGTTTTATGCAAAAGTTATTAAAAAGGTTTTGCGTCAAGTTGGTATAAAAAGCAAGGGTGATTATGCCGCTCAAGATTGGGTTTGGCGGATTGGGACTTTGATTATTCAACAATACGAAGAAGATTTACCTAAAAAATGGCTACAGAAAACAAAGGAGAAAAAGCAATGACTGAAGAGAAAAAACTACCGACGATTGAGGAATGGTTTGAAGAAAACAAGAACGAAGAAGGCTGTGCTGGAATAACTGTTGGGTTTAAGGATTATTTAGCAAGCACGTTTGATAATGCGATGAACAGCGCACTTCGCAAGTCTTTTTCCTCGTGCGACATTTCCATGGAAAGCGGAATGGGGAATGGGTTTATTCCTGTTGAAGCAACTTTTGAGCTTGTTTTAAGCAAAGATGAGAGCGGGAAAATTGTGTATTTTATTGATGATGCAAGCGTGGAGTATTCATGATGAAATGGCAGCCGATTGAGAGTGCACCTAAAGATGGGACAGAAATCCTTGGTTGGGACAAGGAAGGGAAATATGCTTCAGTTTCTTTTAAAGTTACGAGATATTATTGCAATTGGGAGAACAAATACCGAGATTCCAAGAGTTGGTGGAAAGGTAATGTAACTTGCACACCAACACATTGGATGCCGTTACCAAAGCCACCTGAAACAAAGGAATAGACGATGGAATGGACAGAACCCCAGCGTAAAGAGTTGTATTATCACGTTAATCGGATAAGCCGTGTTCAAAAGCAGTATGGTATTGGTACGCGGGAGCCGAAAGATGTTTGTTTAGGTTTAGAAAAAACGTTTGCTGAATATGCCGGTGATTCAGTTGTAAAAGCCGTTAAGGCATTGATACTGGAAAAGGGCAGAGTGCCGTTGCCGTCAGAGATATATGAGGTTTTGGATGTCAAGGATCAACCGAGCGATACAGATCATGGAGAGTTTCTACAAGGAAACCAAGTGGTTTGTTCGCAATGCGGGGTCGCGCAGTGAGCGGAGAAAATACAAACGGGCGCGGGCAAAATTGATGCGTCAACAGGCAAAGAGGGAGATGAAAGATGATTAAAAAAATTATAGAAATAATTATGTGGCCTTGGGCAATAGTATCAATAATTGCTTTGATTCAATTTAAATTGTTTAATAATTCATTTTTTTTGTATATTTCAGCAATTCTTAGTGTGCCATTGTTGGTGGCTTTAGGGATAGAGTTTGTGAGAGATTTTAAAAAGAACATTTATGGAGATGAAAGATGATTAGAAGGTTTATAGAAAAAACAATGACATTATGTGGTGTAGCAGCAATTATTGGTATAATTCAATTTGAATTGTTCAGTGATCCATTTTTTATGTATGTTGCACTAGCCCTATGTATTCCCATGTTTTTAGCTATTTTGATAGATTTTGCTGATAGATTAGGACGTTACAAAAAAGGAGATGAAAATGACACCTAAAGAAATTTTTGAATGGGCAATGGCAATTATTATGATAGTTGTGTTGGCTGGCACTTTTGGTGGAATGTTTTGGATGGCATATAATTTTGACAAAGATAAATAGCATGACACAGCCGAAAGATGTTTAAAAAGGTTTATCTTTTTTGGAAGAAAGAGGACAAAAACAATGGTTTACATTAGGCCCAAAGAAACGGTTGAATTTGACGACTGGATAGGAATACAAATACTTCCAGGTAAATCAAAATTTTCCCTTGTTTTTAAAAACAAAAATGGCTACTGGCCTATAGCCTATTTTAATAATGATGACGATGCAATTCGTTTTTCTACATTTTTGGAAACTATTATTATTGATAGAAATCCAAAAGAAGCGTTTGAAATTATAAAACATTATCCTGGTAGCAGTATGGAGATGAAAGATGACACAGCCGATGGAAGATGTGATTGCAAAGGTGATTGATGATTTATTTTGGCATCGCCAGTGCAGTTACGGCACTATGGTCCCTGATCCTGACGAACTTATGTTGTTTGCTCTTGTGGTTTTGGAGAGAGTTGGCGTTAGGGATCCCGTAAAAGACACGCCATGGATTAAACAATTTGTGGCAAGAGAAAACGCATTGTTGATGGAAGAAGCATTGACAACAAAGCAAGATTGTGGTTAAATTATTCCAACGACCATCTTTTAAGGTAGCTTGAGTGCCCTTAGTTCCTCGCAGGCGTGTGAAGTAAAGTCGTGGGACGTAGATGTGGGTAGTCGGCGATTCTTTACGCTATCCATTTGTTGTATCTGCTTTGTCGGGGATGATGGGCAAGGCGAACGGCGGATAGATGCGCCCCTTTTTCTATCCGCTTTATGGGGCAAGCGAAAATGCCGCCCCTGCGGTGTGTTTCTAAGGAAACCTAGCTTGCCCTAGTATTTCCCAAGTCTTTGGATGTCGCGCTCTAGGTCATCAGGACCGAAAGAATCTTGCTTTTTCAGGCGGGAAACAGTTTGATCTCTGAGGACAGCTTGTTCTGGTTCAAGATACTTCAGGGGCTTTTCGGGTTCAAATTGAGGGATGGTGACAACGCCTGTGATGGTTAGGCCTATCATCATCATAATCAAGGCAGAGGTGCTTTGCATTTTGATTTGGATAGGGTTTGCAGGAATCATTTGGGACAATGCCCATAAGGCAGCGGCCCCGATAAAGAGGTATTGAAATGGTAACATGGTGGTGGTCTCCTTTGTTGTTAAGTATATGTACTATATACAACAAAGGTTAAGAAACAGTTTCACTTTTTCATTATTTCGCGGATTGCTGTCAGTATTTCTTCTGGAATACTGTTTTCAAAATAATGGAATGAAACGTCAAAGTTTCCAGGTTTTGCGTAAAGCATATGTACTGATTTGTTTTTGCTGTCATTTGTCTTTAGCATAACATATCCCTTAAAATAGTCGTTATTACGCCAAACCATCATCAAATGCCCATTGGGTTCTAACTCTAAGTCTGGTACGGGGATGTCATCAGGTAGCCTTTCAAGGAAATGGATTGTGTTTCCATAAACCCTGAGGGTTAAAGGCCTAACACCGTGGCCTTTAATAAGGATTTTGCGAAGTTTGTCTTGTATTTCAGGTTTCATTGCTTTTCTAGCTCTGATTTGAGTTTTTTTATCAGTGGACCAGCGGCGGCGGGCAAAGGTTTTCCAGTCATGGATTTAAGGATTGCGCCTCTGAGTAGGTATATAAGCGTATAGATTTCGTATTGCATGGTGTCAGTCCAGTCGCGAGTAGGTTTTGTATTTTTCTTTTTCTTTCTCGATTATTTGCCTGTGGGCTTTTCTCTTTTGAAAAAAGGCTTGGATGGATTGCAGCAGGGACACGATGGCGATGAACAAACCAAGGACCGCGATAGGAAGCCACACAGGGGCCATGACAAGGTGCCAAGCTAGGGTGATGTCATCTTGATACTTAACGCGCATCAGAAGGCCGCAAGAGGCAATCAGAGCTATGGCTACATATAGCAGGGGGTTTTTCATGTTAAGGCCTCTAGTTTTGAGATGTGGCGTTTACAGAGGAAGGCGAGGCTATAACAGGCGCATGGTAGGATTGCGGATTGAGAAAACCAAGCGACGCTGAATCCAAAGAGGGCGTGTATGCAGAGCACAGGCAGCATCATGGTTAAGGCAAAGGTGCCTAGCCCCATGGTGACTTGGTAACCAAAGGTGGCTAGTTTTTGGTGGTGTGTGAGGGTGTTTTGGTGTTCCTCTATGATGTGTTTTTTGGGAAAGTTTATGATGTTTTTCATGAACATTGATCCTTATCGGTGCTTGTATCAAAAATCTTGTAGGAGACGTATAGAGGCCAGAAAAGGCCCAAAAGGATAGAATCAAATACGACGGTAACGTCTGCTTCCGTTTCGCAAAAACGGGCGATACGTTCATGATTCGCCATACGGTACCCAAATGTGGCAATAGGCATGATAACGGTCGCTAGAATCAGAACAATAAACAAAACCGTACCTTTCATATCAGGCCCCCCGTTTGTAAGCACTAAGCCAAGCTGCGGGGGCCGTGGTTTTAAGTTGCATCAGGTCGTGGTTTATGTTTCTGATCTCTGCTTTGCATTCAGCCAGCGTTACGGCGGTTTTGCGGCCTTGTTCGTGAACAAACAGGGCTTTGTGTCCGTTGTCTTCCATTTGGACCATGCAGCGTGTATAAAAGCCAAGGTCACGTAGTTTTTGTTGGATGTGGTTAGTCATGGTTAGTCTCCTTTGGTGTGGTTAGAAAAGATGGCGAGCAGTAGTTTTTTAATGGGATTTGGTATGGGTTTTTCGCCTGATTCATAGTATTGGATAGATCGGCGGCAAACGCCCAAGGTTTCGGCCATTTTTTCTTGCGATAGGTCAAGGTCGGATCGGATATTGCGGAAGTCTTCGGGGGTCATATTAAAAATCCATCAAGGCAAAATTTGCGGTATTCGTAAACAAGTTCAGAGCAAAGGCTTTCAAAAGTGCCTGACGCTGTTTTGCTGTAGTGGTTTTCGGCAATGAAAACAGAATATGACAACCCAAAATGGAAAGAATTGCTGTGAAACCTTAGCGGATCGTCACTGGTTTCAAAGTCTATGATAAAATGTCCTTTCATCATGGATGGGTACTGCCAGCGCAATTCAACCGTAGCGACACCAAAAAGAATGTTGGGATCACAATTTGCCGATGGATAAAAAGGCTTGCCGCCTTCAAATTCAAAGTCAGGCAAAATATCCAGCACCTTTTCCACAAGGTCTTTGATCTCTTGTTGAATGGTGATGCTATAGTCCTGTTCAAGAGATTCGATGTCACTCAAGACATACTCTTTTAAGCTTGGGTACTCAGACATTTAAGGGCTCCTTTGTTGTAATAGTATAGATATTATATGGCACACTGTGCGTGTAGTCAATGGGCAATTATGCAACAGTTTAGACTGGCAAGAATCCGATTTGGTTAGCTTCGTCGATGGTGTGTTTTCCGAAAAAGATGGCGTCTTTTTTGTTCATGAAGTCGAAGCGTTCTTTTTTGGTGAACAAAATTTTGCCTTGGCATTTTACGATGTATCCGAGGGTGTATCGGCCTTGGCTGTTTTTGATAATGCGTAGGGTTATTTGCGGGTTCATGGCTACTTGCCTTTCTGTTCAAGATAGTGGATGCGAGCGGATAGGAATTTTAGTTCCTCGATAACCTTTTCCTCTTGTTTGAGTGACAGGTACTGCCAGAGGATTAGGCCAGCGCAAGCGACGTATAGGATGATGATGTGGGTTAGCATGGTGGTCTCCTTTAGTAGGGGATGGGTTCGTTTGTTTCAAATGTTTCAGGTTTTGGATCGGTAGGTTTTTTATGAAGGTCTACACGTTCAAAACGGTATCGGTAATACCCGCCACGTTTTAAAACGATTCTGTGATTTTCTACTTGGCTGTTGTCTTTTGTGCGAAGGATTTTATCGCCTTTGATAGCGTAAGCATAAACGGGAGAGCACCAATAGGATGCAATCGCTTTTAAAAGGTGCTCTGGTGTGGATGCTGTGGCAAGCAATGTGATGGTTTTTGTTTTTAAAACTGTGGTGGACATAGTCAGGGTCTCCTTAGCGTTTGGATGGTGTGAAGGATTGCCAGATGGCAACGATGCCAACGGCGATAAGAGGTAGGGTTTGTTCGTAGGACATGGTGAATCCTTTGTTAGCATACGGTAAATTTGCCTGTTGATTTGCAAAAGCGAAAACTCACAGGGAGGCCGTTTCTGCAAGCGACAACATGTTTTTTTTTAGTTCCACAAGGATGAAAGCAGCGTTTGCGATAAACTTCGTCACTTTCGGAGTAAATAACCCCTAATGTCCAAAATCCTTCAGGCGTTTCTTGTGTGCCTTTCATGATGATTGCACCAAAAGGCGTTTTACTCACATAATCGTCGATGTGGTCACGAAATGCTTTTAAATGGTCCGTGGTTAGATTGCTGTCTGCATAAGTTGGGATTGCGTTCATGGTGGTGGTTTCCTTTGTTAAGTGAAGTGGTAGTGTACAGGGGAAAGGTTAAGATTTCGTTTAGTTAATTTTTTTGCTTCAACAGTTTAAGGGCTATGATTTGCCCTTGTAAAAGGGGGAGATAATAAGCAAGGGGGCTTTGTTTGCTATGGCGGTTTTTCCATAGGTATTTAAAAAAGGATTGGATGTGGCTTTCGATTGTTGGAAATTTTTCTTCGGTTACGTCGATTCTAGCTTGGTAGCTAAAATCTTCCCCCTTATATTTGCCTGTCAAAATAACGTCCGTTTTATAATAGCCACCCTTGAATTGATCGCGGGTTTTTTCTTGGTGAATGTAAAACAAAGTGGCATTGCAAAGATTGATACTCACAGGGGATTTGTGTTCGTAAATTTCGCCTGCCTCTGTGTAGGTGATTTGAGCTTGTAACATGGTGGTTTTCCTTTGTTTGTGTTGTCTTGATAAAGATACAATAGCGCATTCTTTGCGTATTGTCAAGAAGAAAGTGATGGGGAAAGAATCCCCATCTTTTGTTGGTGTGAAGTGGTGGTTTATTTTGTAAGCTCTTTAGGGGCATACTTTGTACAGTATGTAGCGACCGCCCAATAAGGGCGATTTGTTTATTAAAACAATGTGCTTAAACAATGGGGAGCCAACCCGAGCCTCTCTAAAGCCTTCTGGAATATAGTCAACTATAGCATAGTGACGATAAAACCCTATGGGCTTGATATTGTTAGATTCGGGATCTTCTGTCCAATGGCGTGCAGTGATAATCATGGTGGTGTTTCCTTTGTTTGTGTGAAGTGGTGTTGTTATTGTTAAATACAGAATAGCGCACTCTTTGCACATTGTCAATAAAAAAAATACATTGAGAGAAAGAAAATTTTAGGGCTTGATTTTGTTAGGGAATGTTATATATATTATATGAAACTGTATTGATAAGGGGGATTTTATGGATGATAAAGATAAGCCTAAGAAAAAGGCAGGACGCCCTAAAGGCTCAAAGTTGACACCAAAGCAAGAGAAGTTTGTAAGAAACGTTGTTGCAGGTGTTTCACAGGTCGATGCGTATCGTGATGCTTATGATGTAAAAACAGATAACAAGAACTCACACCGAAGACGCGCTCATGAAGTTGCGCAATCAAGCAATGTTTCCGCTATGATAGATGATCTGAAGCGAAGATCAGAGCAAGGCGTCGTGTGGACCCGTCAGATGGCCATGACAGCACTGCTAGACACTTACCATATGGCTAAGGACCAAAACCATGCAACAGGTGCCACAGGGGCTTTAAAAGAGCTAAACGCGATGTATGGTTATAATGAAGCTACAAAAATCAACATTGGCGGGCAGAAAGATAACCCTATAGTTGTGGCTCAGGAAGAGAAAGACCTTTAAGTTGCATAAGATGGCGTTTAGTTGGACAGAGAAGCAAAAACAGGCCCTTGGCTTGTTATCCAGTCCCGCTAAGCATGTCATGTTATATGGTGGCAGTCGCTCTGGTAAGACGTTCCTCCTGACGCACACGGTCTTTCTGCGGGCCATGAAGTATCCGAACACCCGTCACGCCATTATCAGACAGACACAGACAGCGGCAAGGCGTTCGTTATGGCTTGGCACTGTGCAGGACGTTATCTCTAGCCGGTATGCTAACGCTGGTTTAAAGGTGAACAAGACAGAGATGACCATCACCTTTGAGAATGGGTCTATGATTGAGATCATGGGCGTTGACGAAGGCGCAAAGGAAAAGATGCTGGGGAATGAGTATACCACCATCTATTTCAACGAATGCAGCGAGATGATGTTCTCCACCGTGTCTTTCATGTATTCCCGATTGTCACAAAAGAGCGCGGCAAAAAACAAATTCTTTTATGACCAGAATCCCCCGCATGTGTCGCACTGGTCTTTCCCCATGTTTGTGCAGGGCATAAATTTTTATACCAAAGAGAAGCATGCCAGCCCTGATGACTACGTTTCCCTAGTGCTTAATCCTGCCGACAATGTTGACAATATATCCGAAGACTACATTCAGCAGTTAATGGAGAACATGAATGAACAACAGAAACAAAGGTTTATCTTTGGCCATTTTGCAACAGACCCAGATGAAAAGACGGTGTTCACGAATTGGGGGATACAAAAGTTTGATACGGATCCCGATGCTGTCTTTCAGTTTGGGGCTGATTTTGGGTTTAGTGTAGACCCAACAGTCCTGATACGCTGTTACCTGAAAGAGCGCACATTATATATAGATCAAGAGCTGGTGCTTAAACAGTGTGAGACGATAGACTTGCCGAAGATGTTCCTAAGCATACCAGATAGCCAGCGATACATTATTGTGGCAGATTCATCACGTCCTGAGAAGATAAGCCACATGCGCCGGCATGGGTTTCCCAAGATGATGCCTAGTCTCAAGGGTAAGAACAGCGTTCTTGAGGGAATAGAATTGCTAAAGGGATACAAGATAGTGATTCACCCTGATTGCACGGAAACCATCAATGAAATATCCATGTATAGCTATGCAACGGATAAGGACAGCGGGAAGGTGTTGCCTGAGATTGAGAAAGGGCAGCAGGATCATTGCCTTGACGCTTTAAGGTATGCGTGCGAAGGATTCAGTAAGGTGGCATCCCGTCGGATGCAGTATGCAGCCCCCAGCAGAAGGATGATGGTGTAATGGCCAGATTAAAAGATGATGATGTTATTGGTATTATCCAGTCATATTGGGGGGATATTGGGCAATATAGTACCGAGCTTTCTAGAGAGAGAACGCAGGGCATTAAGTATTATAACCGTGATTTGTTTGGGGGTGAAAGAGAAGGTTGGAGTCAGTTTGTATCCTCTGATGTCTTTGATGCGGTGGAATGGACCTTAGCGGAATGCATGGATATATACTTTAGTACATCTCCCATTGGATCGTTTGTTGCTGAGAACATGAACGATATACAGGCGGCAGAGCAAGAAACGAAGATGGTGAAAAACATCATTGAGGAACAGAACGATGGGTTCTTGTTGTTCTATACGTGGTTAAAGGATGCTTTGATTCAAAAGAATGGGATTATCAAGGTTTACTGGGATGATGTGGTAAATAAGGAACGTGAGACGTACAAGATGCAATCGTTTCAGGCCTTTTCGTCTTTAATGAATGACAAGGATGTGGAGGTTAAAGCGGCCACGGCGTTTCTTGGTGAGCAAGAGTTGTCTATTGATGAGATTCAGAGTATGCCGCCTGAAATGGCGATGATGGCGCGGTTTGATGTGGATTGTGTCAGGAAAAGCGATGTTTCG